CGCCGGGGCAATCACTCACCCCGGCGGCGCTTGGCGTTAGGCAGGGACGTAAAGGACGCACACCCAAAGCACGCCCGTTCCGCCAGCGTTGGCGACGGCGTTGACCGTGCCGATGATGACGGTCTCCGAAGACACCGACACAGGGCCGGACTTCAGCGTGCCGTTCAGGGTGTAGAGGATCGACGCCTCGGGCTTCACGTCCGTGGTGGCGTCGCCGGTCAAGACGCCGAAGTTGCCGAACGCATCGGGGTCCGCAGACGTGCCGATGTCGATGTCCAGCGTCTCGGTGCCGGTGTCGATGTCCTCGCCACGGAACCAGCCGCCGAGAATGACCGAGCCCGCCGGGACGCGGCAGAACTCAATCACGTCAGCGATGGTCGGGTTGGCGGCGAGGGTGTAGGAACCATACGCGGCCTGAACGACGCCGTTACCCGCAAAGAGGGTAGCCGGAACCGTCGCCAGCGCGCGAGAGCTAGTCAGAGTTGCCATGTGAAAAATCAGGGGGCCGAAGCCCCCTGCCTCAATTCAGGTTGATGGGATTAGCTGTCGGCGGCGGCGGCGTAGAGGCCGAGGACCATGCCGTGCTGCTTGCCGTTGTAGGCCATCTTCTTGACGCCGCGCAGTTCCTCGATGGCGACACCGGGACGGAACCCGTAGTCCTTGGTCGAGTCCGTCTTCGGAACCGGCATCTGCCCCCAGGCCACGCCCACGGCCTGCTGGCCGCAGAGGAAGACCGGGCGAACGTCAACCGTGCCGCCGGCGCCCGCGTTGTTCAGCGTGTAAGCCGTGCCGCCGTTGGCCGCGATGGTGTCGATCTCGGGCACTTCACGGTGAATGATGCCGTCATAGATCAGGTCACCGTCTTGGAACAACGGGTTCGCCTCAACGTCACGCGGGCGGGCCTCGCGGTTGGCCTGCGTCATGGTCGAGTCCAGCTTCAGGTCGCGGAACGTGCGCGCGCCGTGGAACGCCACGAAATACTCGCGCCCGTCACCCGTCTTGTAAGGACGGATCGCCGGGGAGGCGAGCTTCGCAACGCGCTTCAGCAGGCTCATGTTCGCCGCCGTGGCCTTGTCGTCGGTCGTGTCCAGCGTCGCGGTCATGGTCGCCCAGGTCGCGGAGTAGTTGGACAGGAGCTTGCCCGCGACGATGCGGTCAGAGTTGGCCGCAGCGAAGGCGTTCCGGTTGGCCGCCGAGGATGACGCCAGGTTGACCGTAGTCGAACCCGTCGTGACAACCGAAAGCATAGCCCGGATCACGTCGTCGCGCATTTGCTCCGCCGACCACTGCTTCAGCATCGAGCGAGCGGCGCCCAGCAGGTCGATCTCGGTCTTGTACGAGGTCGATTTCGGAACGCGGACGCCGTTGCGGAGCCAGTCGATGGAGATGTCGCAGTTGTAGTTGCCGAGGTCTTCCTCGGCCCCGTCCAGAACCGCCGAACCCGTCACGCCGGCATTTGCCAGCTTGAGGATCAGGGGAACATTGACGGTCTTTCCGGCCTGCTCCTGAAGCTCATAGAGCGACACGATGATCGAGGTCGGATCACGCCCCATGTACGGCTTGAAGCCGGACTCGCGGACGTACTCTTCAAAGTAGTTCTTGCGCCAAACCTGCTTCTCAGAAGCGGTGGCGAGGGTCACTTCGGCCATTGTCTTTTACCTTATGGCGGAGGCGAACAACGACTCGTCGTCAAGCGGGACTTCACCCGGCTTGTAGCTGCCCGCCGAGGGTACGGAGGCGAGCGAACGAGGCGGTGTTGGCGGTTGGGGGATGGCCGCGACGGGCGCGGCGGGGTTGTGGGGCGTCGGCGCGGCTTGGCCGCCGGCAAACGCCAGGAAACGGTCGATCAGCCCCGGATCGGAAAGCCTGGTAAGCACTTGATCGCGCTTCCATGCTTCAATCGCAAAGCCGTAAGGGTCACGCTGCATCGCGGACTGCTGGCGAAAGATCGGGTCAGCTTCGGCGCGTTCGAAGGCCCAGGCGCGAGCCTGTTCCACCGTATCCGCACCGTGCCGGGCCTCGGCAAGTTGCCGAGACCAATCGGCCCGTTCCGCCGTGAGTTGGGCTTCCTGCCATCCCTGATATGCTTCGAAGTCCTCGTAAGGATCGGGCATCGGGGGCGGGGGCTGCGCGGCCTGTTGCTTGAACGTCTGAAGCTCCTTGCGAAGCTCCTGCACCACGCCGATGGGGACGAACCCTTCGGGCGGCTTGGCGTGTTCGGCGACGGTGGCCGGTTGGACCGCTTCCGACGTGGGCGTCGGGGTTTGCGGTTGAGGTGCGGGCTCTTGGCCCCCAGCCTCTTTCGGCAGAAACTTCCCATCCGGTCCACGCGGGCGAATGTCGCCGGTCGCGGCTTCGGTGGGCGGCTCCGGTGTCGGGGCCGGTTCCTGCACAGGCGCAGCGGTTTGATCGGGCGCGAGCCCGTCAAGGAAGTCCTCGTCTTGCATAGTGGTTCCCTTCGCCCGATACGTCGGCGGCACGTCAGGGCCTAAGCCCTCGCCCGATCAGCGGCGGCCTGTCGTGGGATTACGCCCCCACAAACGGCGAAGCGCCCGGATACCCCGGCGGCGGGTTCTGAGCCGCGATCAAGGCGTTGGCGGCCTCGATTTGCGGCTTCAGCATCTCGTTCTGAGCCTTGGCGCCCGTTAGCGCGGCCTCGGCTTCGGTCTTGGAAATCTCGGCAATCATGCCCCGCTCGGCCATCTGCTGACGCGGGTCCGGCGCGGACTGCGCTTGCGCGGCCTGCTCTTGGCGGGCCTTGCGGCGCTCGATCACCTGCCGCTTGTTCGGCATGGTCGAGGTTTCCAGAATGTCTTCGAACGGCACTTCCTGCGGGCCGTACATCTTCGCCAGTTCCGTAAGCATCTGGAACTGCTCTTGTTGAATGTTCACCGTGTCCGGCACACTGTCGATGGTGATGTCCACGTCCAGCTCGGCCAGGCGGTTCTTGTAGCCCAACACCACCTGCTGCCCGGTCATCGGATCAAACCCGACTTCCGGCTGGTTGACGCCGATGAACTCCGGCGCGCCCTCGTCATCCGTGATCCGCACATACATCGGCGCAGTCCAGAACTGACGCGCTCGAACCCACATCTGCCGATAGACGCGAAGCTCCCAATCCTCGATGCCCGAGAAGACAATCGCCTGCTCAGTGAGCCCCGCTTGCTGGCGCACAAGCTGCGCCCGGCCCGATGCGTCCGCTCCCTGCCGGCCAAGCACCGCCGGGTTCGGCCCCATGCGCTCGATCTCCGCGATGCTTTGCTGCATCAGCGAGATTTGACCCTGAAGCACGTCGCTGTTCGTGATGATCTGCCAGCCCGAGGGCAACACGCCATCCGGGCGCGCCGCTTCGGCCCTCACCACGTCGAGGTCGCCCATCCCCATGCCCGGCTGCGATTCCTGCACCTGGCGGGTATTGAGCATGTGCAGCGCCTTGGACCGGCGCTTGTTGATCTCGTCCTGCAAAGGCCGCATGTCGCGGACAATGCCGTAGCGGTTATTCTCACGGTCGATGAAGCACGAGACCGCTTCAATCGGGCAACCAGGGCGGCCCTTCTCGTCCAGATAGACGCTCTCGCCGGACTCAAGGATGCCAGAGGCGTGGAAGTAGCAGCGATACCACTTGCCGCCCTCTTCGTGGTAAAGCTCAATCGTCAGGACGCGGCGCTTCTTCTTGTCCGCCCACGTCGTCTGGGCGTCCTTGGGCCGGTCATCGAACATATCGTCAACCGCGAACGGAGCGGTATTCAGCGCGGCCTCTAGTTCCACCTCCTTGCCGGGGAACTTGCGCTTTAGGTCGTCAACCCATTGCCACTTCATGATGCCCATGTAGCGGGCGTCCTTGAAGTCCTCGCGGCGGGCGCGCGGGTCGTAGATGAACTCTTCCCACCGCACCTGGTCGACGGTGATGTTCTGGTCATCCGGGTCCACGCCGATCAGGCAAGCCCCGGTTCCGGGCGTCAGGTAGTCCTTGGCGACCTTGATGCGCAGGTCATCAAACCGCGCCTTGTCGGCAATAAACCGCAGCGTCTTTGACGCCACGTCCGCCGAGTCCTCGTCCTGTGGGTTGCGCGGGTAGGCGCGCGGGTCGGTCTCGCCCTGCTTCAGAACGCCCAACGTCCCCAGGACCGCCGGACGCACGCGGTTGAACACCACGTCGGGTTGCTTGCGCTTACGGAGCGCCGCCTTCTCGGTGTCGGTTAGCTGGTTGCCGTCCAGATAGTCGATGTCGATGGTCGAGTTGCGGCGCCCGTCGTAGGTCAGGCTCTGGAAGTCCTCCACCATGCGCTTGAGGGCGGCAAGGTCGGGCTTATAGCCCTCGTCGGCGGTCACGCGACCTTCCATCCGTCCGCCTCCCCTCTTGCACGGCCCCAAAGGTCGGGCGGGTCACTTGATGGCGGCGGCGCGACCTTGGGTCGAACACGCCGCAACGCCTCCAGCGCGTAGCGGAGGGCGTCAATCGTGTGGTTGTCCTTGTCCTCCAGCACCGGGAGAACTTCGTCCGTCAGCGGGTCTTGCTTGTAGGCGTAGAGCCCAAGCTCGCTTTCGACGTGGCGGCATCGCGGGTGAACCACGATGTCGAAGGACTTCAAAAACTCGATGCCGTCTTCCAGGCTTCCCGCGCCCTTGAGCGCCGGCACAATCTTGAACCCCGCCCGGCGCATGTAGCTGACCGTCTCGGGTCGCGCGCTGTCCGCTGTGATCGTCCACTTGCGCGAGCCGTCGATGGTGTCGAACAGCGCAGGCGTGTGGTCGATCTCGCAACCAACCTTCCACGCCTCCTGATCCACAAAGAGCGTTCGGCCCTTGAGGTAGCACCGCACCAGCACCGTTGGATCGGTTGCAAAGCCCCAGTCGGCCCCGAACCTGAACTCGGCATCCGAAGGCGTCTCGAACGCCTCCACGGTCCAGTTGCGGAACACCCTGGCCTCTGCGTTGCGGGTGTAGCCGCCTAGCCAGACGTGCTGGTATTTGTCTGGGTCGCGGCGGCGGTCATATTCCGCCTCGGCCTTCAGCACGTCGGGAAAGAACGGGTTATCGACGTAATTGACCTGGCGCACGATGCTTCCGGGCGGTGGTCCGTTCGGCCCCCGGAACATCACATCAACCGGGTCCGTGTCGTGCAGCGGGTTCCATTCCGCCCAAATCTCAGAGCCGGGCTTGCGGACGGTCGGGATGAGCAAATCCCATGACCGCTGGGCAACCTTGTTGGCCTCCATGACCAGCGCGAGGTCTAGACCTTCCGTTGACTTGATCGCGTCGGGGTTGGTCCGAAGCCCGTTGAACAGGAACAGCGAGCCGTTCTTGCCCCTGATCTCGGTGTCCGTGCTTTCGAAGAACCCCGAAAGCCCGTTCTCCTCGATCTTGTCGTCCAGCAGCCGCTTGGCGCTGTCTCGGATCGACCGTTGAATCTCCCGATAGACGCCGATCCGCAAAGGACGTTGCGCCGCCTTGATCACCGCCGCCGAGCAGAAGCTGTGCGACTTGGCCGAACCCCGCCCACCGTAAGCCGCGCGATACCGCACCGCCTGGCCGTCGTCTGCCTTGTCCGCGAACAGGAAGCGAAACGCCTCCGGAAACCTAACCCTTGCCAACGAACTCGACGTGAACGCTCGGGATGATCGGTTGGCCGTCAGGCCCGGTTAGCGTGGTGTTGGACTTGTCGATCACCAAACCGTTCAGCTTGGCGGCATCCATGAGGGCGGCGCGGGCGACACTCAGCATCGGCGCATCTTCCTTGGTCTCGCCCTTTGCGGCGATGTTCAGCAGGCGTTCAGTGATATTGGCGACCGTGATTTCGGTTCGGATGGCCGCCCGGTTCTGGATTTCCGCCACGCGCGCTTGAACGTTGACGTTTGTTGACAGGCGAGACGCTGCGGTCCTGTCGCCCTTGTAGCCCGCCTCTTTGTAGGCTTCCTCTTGGGTCTTGCCCTTTGCGAGTTCCTGGGCAAAGCGTTCGTGGCGGGCGTTGTCTAGCGTTGGCATTGCCTCGCCCTAGTTAACCGTCGCCCCTTGGCGCTCGCGTGCGGAAGCTATCTCGGCCAGAGCGCGCATGTTGGCGGCGTAGACTTCCGATGCGATGTGGGCGTGTTCGATGCAGAAGGCTTCCGCGTCGTCTAGCTCGGCTTCGGTGAGTGTGCTGATAGGCTTGCCGGCGTAGGTCATGGGATACCCCCGACCGATGGCCCGGCGCGGACGCGCTGCGGGCTTTAGGGTTTTGTTGTGTTGTTCGGGGGCGGTGTCAAGGGGCCACATATCGCAAGCGGCGTGGCGGTCCAGTTACTGCCCGGCACCCAAAACTTGTCGTTCTCGTATTGCGCCACTACCCATCCCTTCGCCGTCTCCACCCAATAAAAGCCGCCCTCCACCATGCGGACGGTCGGCGGATTGCTCACAGCGGGATAATCCTTGGACGGTCTCCAACCCTCGCTCATTCCGGCACTCCATCCGGCGGCAGGCATCCGTTGAGGAACATGGCAACCGCCACGGTGATAGGTCCGCTGATCGGGGTCTTGCCGCGCTCGTAGTCACGGATTGAATCGCCGGGGCGCTTGCCGCCTAGGCGTAGGGCGCGGCCTAGCTCTGAGGCCATGAGGGGGCGGCCCTTGCCCCACATGTGGCCTAGGGTGTGGCGGGCGTTGTAGAGGTCAGCGGGCTTCATGCGTCGTCGCCTTCGACTTCGAACTCAAGGTCTATCGGGTCCACCACGTTCAGTTCCGGAATTTCCATGTGCAGTTCGCAAAGCGCCCAGCCGTAGCGGGTCCAAAGGTGCGGCATCTGCCAAGGTGAGAAGGCGTACCAGTCTTTGAGGTCGCGGCGGATGCGCCAGTGCGCCTCAAAAAAGCGCGCGAGAGCGCCGCTGAAATGGCGTTTGCCGTCGCAAATCTCTTGCCGACCCTCCCTGGTTTGCGTGGGCAGGTACTCGCCGGACTCGCACGCGTAAGCCTCCACCCTGTATTGCGACATGGGGCCGTGAAGCCGTTCCGCGTAGGCGGTGACGAGGCGGCATATCGCGTCCATGCCGTCGATGACGTGTTCCGGGCGGTCTTCATCAAACGGGCTGATCGTCTTAGCCATCGTCTGTCTCCAGCGGGTAGGTTCCCCTACGCCCTTGGCCTCCGTACGCTGGGCGCCGGAGGCTTTGGGGGGGTGATGGTGGGGAAAGTTACCTCGCTTTCACCTCGGCTTCGGCTTCGCGGTAAAGCTCCACAAAGCGGGCGGCTTCGGTCTCGGTGAGGTTGATGCGCTGGCCTTTTTCGAAGTGGCGGATGATGAAGCTTCCATCATCCATCGCGTTTGCCCACCAGCCTTGGCCGAGGTCTGCACTTTTGATCAGGTTGGTCATCTGTCTGTCCTTTCGGTGGGGAGCATCCCCTCGCCCTCTCTATATGCTGGTTCAATCCGCATACGTCAAGCGGTATCGGTACGGAAGGCGCGTTTTTTATCGGCTCAGGCCGCACGCCTCACACCCGCCCGCATCAACTCCAGCGCATCGACAAGCCGGGTCTGCACCACAAGCGCCGCCTTCTCGGTCCCAGCGAACTGGCGAGGCGTGAGACCTATGCCCGCAATCGCCACCAGAGCGCCCCACAGGGCCGGCACGGCTTCGATGTGGCCGGACATAGCCCGGAGTCTGCGTTGCGCCACCACGCGGGCTTGTGCGGCGACCAGGGCCGATCCTGTAGGGTCTCCGCCTCCGCCGATGCTGTCGTTGATGCAGGATCGGAGCGGGGGGTCTCCGTAGGCTTGGCGGTAGAGGTCTCCCCATGTCTCGCCGATCTGGGCAAGCTCGGTGGACAGCACCTTGCGGCTTTTCAGGTACTCTAAGCCGTTCAACCGACGAACCGGCTTGGCGCGCTCCCCTGGTCGTTGCTTCGGACGTTCGAACGCTTCCCCCCGTCCCTCGGCAAGCGCGACGGTTTCGTCAACTCCGGTTGACACCTCCAGAGCCTCCGCCTTGGCGCGTTCCCGTTCGGCTTGGCGGACTAGGTTCGCGCGGGTTCGGGCGTGGTGGGCCTTTGCGACCGAAGCGAAGGCGCGGCTCTTGGCGGTTCGGGCCATCCCTCACCCCTCGATTGCGGGTTGTTTGGCGTAGTCGAGGAGGTGGCGCTCCATCACCTCAAGTTCGTCGACCATGATTTCTGGTGCTTCGGCGTCCATCCATTCCGGCGACTGCGTTGCACCAAAGATGGCCTCGATCTCCGCTCTCAGTGCGGCGAAGGCTTCACGGATGCGGGTGTCTGCGTTGCGGTAGTGTTCGGTCATGCTGGTTCCTTTCGTTGGGCAATAGT